AACGCACCGGATCTTTGGCGAGTATCAGGACTGGTTGATCGGTCAGGTGTCACGCCAGGTTGACGGCGAGGGCTTTGTCAACGGCGCCACACTCCTGACCGGCTTCAGCGTCATTGCTGACCGTTACCGGCGCACGGTGGGCCAGTGGGCAGCGATGTTTGAGCAGGCCCGCATCCAGGCGGCCAGCATCCCGTTCGGGGCCCTGGTGGTCAAGCACAACGCTTTCATGGGCAGCCTGACCGAAGACCTGAATGCGCAGGACATCAACACCGTGACGCAGCTCTGGCAGCAGCGCCGACAGCGGGCGCTACAGGCGGCACAGGGGCGGGTCTACGGTGACGGGCTGCAACTCAGTCAGCGCATCTGGCGGTTGGAGGCTGACGGGCTACAGCGCATCCGTTCCACCCTAGCCACGGCTCTGGCCGAGCGCACCAGTGCCGCCGATCTGGCTAGCAGGCTAGAGCCGATTCTGGGAACCGACCAAGATATGCCGAGGTGGGCAGAGGAGCGGCTTTACAATATGACGCCTGCACAGCGGCTGGCTGACCGTGAAGGGCTATTGACCGGCACGGCAGAACGGGCGCAGGGCATCGCCTATAACGCGCTACGGCTGGCCCGCACGGAATTGCAGTATGCCAACCATGCGGTGACCACGGAGATCGCCAAACATGCGCCGTGGGTGACTGGTCGCTGGGTGCGGTTGTCGCCGGGGCATCCGCGTATAGATGTATGCGACGGGCTGGCCAGCGGTGGACCATACCCGAAGGATTCCAACCTACTCCCGGCTCACCCGCAATGCATGTGCTACTGGGAGGAGCAGGTGATGAGCGCCGGGGTGTTTAAGAGCCAGGTAGCTGATTGGCTGGCCGGTGAGTCCGATTTTTTGGACGATTACCGCGATTGGCTGGGCATTCAACAGGTGACCGAGCCGCTACCCGCCAACATGAGCGTGGCAGAATCGCTGAATTTATGGCTGTCAACTGGACGTAGCGCACAAGTGGCTGCGCTGAATCTAAATGGTTAGTGAGCTTGTCGAACTACTGAGGCAATTATGGACGAACAACAATTTTTGGCGGCATTATACCGCTATTTCGGGCTAAACGAGGCCCTGCGCAGTGACCAGAGCTACGAGGCCATCAGCGAACAAATCAAGGCGGCGCTCAACAACTGGACGGCCCGGCCCGCTAACGACATGTGGGTGCGCTGGACATTCGCCGACCGGGTGATCGCTACTGCCTGGGTGGTCAAACCTACCGGCGGCGAAGAGCATCACGCCTGGGAGATCTCCTATTCCCGTGGCGAGGATGACGCCATTGTTTTTGGTGTGCCGGTCGAGGTCAACCAGGTGCAATTATTTGAGCCGGTCAGCGAGAGCCAGAAGACCGGCAAAGGCCAGCGCCAGCGCATCGTCGAGGCATCCGATGTGACCTTCTCTGTCATCGGAGAGAGCGCCGCAGGCGGCAAGCGGGTCAAAGCCATCGGCATCACCGCTGGGATTGTGAACGGCAACGGGCGCCGCTATCCGCGCCAGGTGCTGGCCGATGCGGTGCAGCGCCTTAACTCGAAACTGAACGAAAGCGCCGGCCAGGGGCGACTGCTCCTGACTGGTGAAGCGGAGCACCCCAGCGACAAGGGCGGCAAGCCCAACATCTTGGAGACGGTTTTCCGGTGGGATGCGGTATCCCTGAACGCAGCCGGTCAGGTTGTGTTGGAGGGCGCCATCATCCCCACCTCGAAAGGCCGGGATCTCCAGGCGATTGCTGAATCAGGCGTGCCCATTAAGCTTTCGCAGCGTGGCTATGGCGAGATGCAGATGATCAAGGAGGACGGTCAGAGCATCAGCGAGGTCACCTATCTTGAAATCACTGGGTACGACGCGGTTGCAAACCCGTCTGACCCGACAGCGGGGCTGACTGAATCACAGCAGCCCACACAGGAGACAAAAAAACCTATGAATCTGGAAGAGATGTTAAAGGCCCTGGCCGATAAGCCAGAACTCAAAGAGGCCATCATGAAACAGCTTGGCCTCGCTGACGCCAACGCCTTGGCCGAAAAGCTGGGCGTCAAAAATGCCGATGCGGTGCAGCGCAAACTGGAGGAGGCGCTGAAAGCCCAACAGGAGTTGGAAGAACGCAAGCGCCAGGATGCTATCGAAAAGGCCATCACTGAAGCCGCCGAGGATCTGCCTTACGAAGAGGAGATGAACAAACAGTTTGTCGAATCGGTGCGGGCGCTGAAGCCGACCACGGTTGAAGCCGTGGCGACTCTCTTTGAAAGCAAGCGCAAGGAATACGATTCGCTTGCCAGCCTGATTGCCCTCAGCAAGATGGGCAAGAAGACCGACAAAAACAAGCGCAGCGACGGCACCTTTATTGGTCGCATGGCCCCGGTGTTTGAATCGCAGACCGGCATCCCTGAATATGCCAAGCCCGCCTGGCTGCTCAATGAGAGTATAGTGCAGTCGGGTAGCGGTGTGCGCCGGGATCTGCAGAAGGCCGAAACCGGTTCGGAGATCTTCACCCGCAAGGTGCTGGAACGCTTCGACCAGTTCTATCGCTCACAGATGATCGCCGAAAGCAAGGTGTTTGAAGAGGCCGAGCAGACCAGTGATCTAAACCTGCCCTACACCGTCATGCGCGCCATGATTGAGCAGGCGTTCCCTGAACTGATTGCACCCAACATTTTTGATTTTGGCACCATGCAGAACAGCCCGGAACGGCTGTATTTTGAAACCTACACCGGCGAAACTGGTGCGGTTGTGACCGTCACCGACGAGGTAGTGACTGGCGACCACGATACCTGGGTGGCGCTGAACCAAAAACGCATTCGCCCCGGTTCGGGTGTGATGCTGACCAATAGCGGTGGCACTACCACCTACACCTACGGCACTGATTACATCATCGACCACGTGGAAGGCCGCATCAAGACGCTTTCGACCGGTAGCACCACGGACGGACAATCGCTCAAATTGGATTACACCTACGACGCCATCCGCAAGGGTGAAATGGGTGCAATTGAGCGGGCAAAAAACCAACTGACCTACATCACGATCAATGCTGCCGCCGATCGGCTGGCCATCCAGGTCAGCAACGAGGCGATTGCGTTCAGCCGGTCACAGTTGGGTTATGACGCAGTGGGCCGCACGCTTTCCAACCTGATTCGCGACATCCGCCGCCGCATTGACGCCAACATTATGTGGGCCGCACTCAACGCTGCTTTGGCGCAAGCCAGCAACAGCGGCGGCACCTGGGCCAGTGCAAGTGACCCAGTAGCGCAGCTGGTGCAAAAGATGGGCGTGGCAAAAGTGAAAGTGGAAAACCGCTTCTACACCCCGACCGCTTTTGTAATGAGCAAGACCAACTCGGATCGCCTGAGCAACTGGGATGGTTTCACCAACAATGGCTTCCCCAACGCGGTACTAAACGCGGCCGGTTTTGCCGGTGCGGTCAAGGGCTTGCCGATCTTCGCCTCTCCTGAGTTCCCTGACGGCTACGTGCTGGTGACGAATCGCGAGTTGGTCATGCACCGTGTCTATCAGCCAATGATGCTGAAGGGCCCCTTCCCCAGCTTCAGCAGTGACAAACTGGTTGGCGCTGACCAGTATTATGTCGAGGAATACAACAGCACCGAAACGCCGGTGGCGGAGAAAGCTGCCTACATGGTGATTAGCTAACCTGTTTCTGACTACCTCTGAACGTGTGGCGGCTTCTCAGCCGCCACACCTAACATAAGGAATACAACTATGAAAAACAAGTTTATCCCCTTCGTTGCTGGGATGCTGCTTTTTGCTTTGATCACTGGCCTTTACCTGTTGCCCGCCGGCCAAAGCACGGGCGTTGCTCTGGCCGCGGCCACACCGGTCAGCTATGGCGCCACCACCGGCACCAGCAGCAAGGTCACCTTTTTCAACGGCAACGTGACCGCAGATACCCGCGTTTGCTTTGACCTGAGCAATTTCAACAAGGTTGATTTGCAGTGGATCATCGACCAGGGCACGGTCAACACCACTACAATCAAGCTGCAATGGTCGAACAACAACGCCAATTTTGAGGACACCGCCACGGTCGCCAACGCCAACGCCGCCGACGCCAGCGGTGGCCAGCAGTACAACCTGTTTGGCCAGCACAATTGCATCAACGCCGACGTAACGAATAGCAACGATCATCCTGAACAACGGCCCGGTGCCGGTGCGGGTGGCTGGCTGCTGGCTACAACCGGGCAAGGCTATGCCGGTGGAGAGCCTGGCGGTAGCCCTTCGGCTCATGGCGGCTAACCCGGATGTGGTGGAGGCTGGCAAGGAGCCGGATCCGGCCAACGATGACAACCTGACCGCGGATGTGCCGGCGGTTGAGGCCGAGCCAGAGATTATCGAGCCGTCCACGGCGGTCAAGCGCAAGAAATAGGTGAGCAGTGTCAATTTCCGTTTCGGCTGTGACGACAGCCGCGGTTACGACCGGCGATAGTGTTGCTACAGCCTCGCAGTCACCGGCAGCCAATGAGCTGTGGGTGGTTGATGTGGTCATGCGCACTACATCGATCACGCCATCGGTAAGCGGAACGGGGTTGACGTGGGCAACCGAACTTGACATAACCAACGCGCAAACGCAGTTCCGAATGCTGCGCTTTCGGGGGCTGAGCACCAGCACCCCGTCATCAGGAGCGATTACAATCACGTTCACCGGGAACACCAAACCGGTGAACGTCCACATTTGGAAAGCCACCGGCGTTGCCACGAGTGGAACGAACGGTTCCGGTGCTTTTCAACAGACCGTCAGTGACGTCGGCCCCGCGGTCACTGACGATGTGAACATGAAGAAAAGCATCACGACCAGCAACAATGATGCTGTCTGTGTGGCTTTTGGGGCATATCGTCAACGTACATTCTCGTTGCCCGGTGGCGAGAATGCGGTGGGTAGCTTGAATCTGGCTACCGGTGCTGGTGGCGACATCACCACTTCGTCCGTGTGGTATGAGAGCGTTGCGTCACCCAGCACGGTTACGCTGGGTGCAGATGGGGATCTCAATACCGATGGCGACTGGGCGATCATCGTTAGCGAACTCAAGCCCGGCTCGCTGACGATTACCCCTAGCGGCATCGCCTCAGCAGCGGCCTTTGGCACGGCGATGATCGTGCAGCGCCTTGCCCCGACCGGCATCGCCTCAGCAGCGGCCTTTGGCACGGCGCTACTCAAAAACACGGTAGCCCCGACCGGCATCGCCACCGGCCAGGCCACCGGCAGCCCGACGTTGACAACCGGGGCGGTAACAGTGGCCCCGACCGGCATCGCCAGTGGGCAAGCACTGGGTAGCACGGTTGTACAGCGCGGCGCGGTGACCCTGACCCCAACCAGCATCGCCAGTGGGCAAGCACTGGGCAGTCCGCAGTTCAACCTGCGCCTGCTGCTGTCTGGCTTGGCAACAGGCGAATCGTTCGGCACATTAAAAATCAACCGTACCCTCTTCGCCGGCGATACAGCCAGCGGTGAGGCGTTCGGCTCGCCAGCCATCACCACCGGCGCGGTCAGCATCCTGCCGACCGGCATCGCGTCGAGCGAAACAGTGCCGGGGCCAACCATCAGCGTGGCCGCCCAGATTATCAGCAGCGCCGGAGCTATCGCCACCGGCCAGGCCATCGGTTCGCCGGGGATCAACCTGCGCCTACCCCTGACCGGCATTGAGAGCGCGGCGGCCTTTGGCACACTCAAAACAGTGCTCTACCTGCTGCCCTCTGCCATTGCCGGGGCGGAAGCGTTCGGCACGGTGGAACTGCGCAACGTGCTGGTGATTGCCCCGGCTGGGATAGCCAGTGGGCAAGCCATCGGTGGGGCGACCATCGCCACCGGCCAGGTGCTGGTGACTGGCGTGGGGGCCATCACCGGGGCGGAAGCGTTCGGCGCCCATCAGGTCAATCTGCGTTTGCTGGCTCAGGCTATTGCCGGGGCGGAGGCGTTCGGCACAGCGCAACTCAACCGCACGCTGACCGCACAGGCTATTGCCGGGGCGGAAGCCTTTGGCGCCCATCAGGTCAACCGCTCGATTGTCCTGACCGGCATCGCCTCGGGGCAAGCGCTGGGGGCGACGGTGGTAATACCGGGCACCAGACTGCTACCTGTACAGAGCATTGCCAGCGCCAACGCTTTTGGCACACTGGCAATCAGTAGCGTGCGGCTTGTGTTGCCTGGCAGCATAGCCACAGGCCAGGCGCTGGGAGCGTTGGCGGTTGCGCGGGGAGCGGTGACCCTGACCCTGACCGGCATTGCCAGTGGGTTCAGCGAGGGAGAGCTGGCCTTACGCCTACGCTTGCCCCTGACCGGGCTGGAGAGCGCAGCGGCGTTCGGCACGCTTGACCTGGGCCAGCCAGTTTCGCTGACCGGCATCGCCACGGGGCAAGCCTTTGGTGCTCATCAGGTCAACCTGACCGTAACGCCCGGCGGCATTGCCACGGGTTTTATGGCAGGTGCGCTGGCCGTCCACTTTGGCAACCAAAACGTGATCGCCAGTGGCATCGCCACGGGGCTGGTGGTAGGAGCGCAGCAGGTCAACCTGCGTTTGCCCCTGACCGGTCTGGAGAGCGCAGCGGCGTTCGGTGTAGCGCAGCTCAATCAGCGCTTTGGTCTGCCAGGTATCGCCACGGGCTACGAGTCAGGGGCGCAGCAGCTCAACCTGCGTTTGCCCCTGACGGGCATCGCATCAGTGGCGACGTTCGGGACAATGGCACTCTCCAAATCGGTGCGGCTGCTGTTGGCTGCCATCGCCGGGGCGGAAATGCTGGGGGGTGTGACCGTTGCGCCGGGAAGTGCGACCCTCACTCCAGCCGGCATCGCCAGTGGGCAGGCGCTGGGGAGCGTAGCGCTAGCAAAGGCCGTTGCCGCCAGTGGGATCTCGACCGGCCAGGCGGTAGGCAGTGCGGCTATCGTTGGCCGGGCCTATCTCCAACCGGCTGGGCTGTTGACCGGTGAGGCGCTGGGAGCGCTGACGTTTGCGCCGGGAAGTGTAGCGATTGCGCCAACTGGGATCTCGACCGGCCAGGCGTTTGGCGCGACGGCGTTGGCAAAGGCCATCGCCCTGACGGGGATTGCCAGTGGGCAGGCGGTAGGCAGTGCGGCTATCGGTGGCCGGGCTTATCTGCAACTGGCTGGCATTGCAACGGATCAGGCTTTCGGCGCTCTGACCGCAGCGCCAGGAAGTGCGACGATTGCGCCAACCGGCATTGCAACCGGCCAGGCGTTTGGCGCTCTGGCTCTGGCCTATCGGTTGGCCCTAACCGGCATCGCTTCCGGCCAGGCGTTTGGCACGGCGGCTCTGGCTCAACGTCTATACGCTGGTGGCCTGGAGAGCGCAGCGACGTTTGGCGTAGCGCAGTTCAACCTGGTCGTCTCGCCCACGGGCATCCTGACCGCCCAGGCGGTAGGTTCGCCGGGCGTGGGGCTGATTGTGCGACCCAGTGGCATAGCGACCGGCCAGGCGCTGGGAACTCTGGCCCTGGCAGCCGGTATCAATCCGGCGGGCATCGCCAGCGTGGGGGCGTTCGGTGGTCTGGTAATGGCACCCCAGCCGGTGACGATTGCGCCACCCAGTATCGCCTCTGGGCAAGCGATGGGCGTAACTCGGATTGTTTGGG